AGCGCGGTGTGACCCGAAGAGAAGGCCAGGTTGTCGGTCGCCGACTTGGACTTGAACACGCCGTTGTTGGTGAACGTCAGCGTGTTAGCGGTCTTGAAGGTGGCCGCGTTGGTGCCTTCGGCCAGGCCGGCGGCGGTCAGCGACGCATAGCCGCTGTTGACTTGCTCGATGTTGTAGCTCATGGAGTGACTCCTTAATCGGTCGTGTTGAGAGTGCCCATCGTGCCGGCGTTGGCGGCACCCGAGGTGCCAGAGCCGACGGTGACGCCGTCATGGGTATGCGTGTTGATCGCCTCTTTGAGGGCCGCGAGGTCGAGGAGGATGGAGTCAAAGAGCTGACGGATCTCACGCGAGGTGAGGAGGTCAGGCACCTTGGCCATCCGAACATTGATGCTTTCGCTCATGGTGGATTCCTTGTTGAGTAGGGGCCCGGTTGCCCGGGCCCCAGGTCATCACAGAGCGGTCACACCGGCCTCGATACGGGCCATGAAGGCGTCGTTCAGGCGGACGGTCGCGAACCAGGTGGACGCGCCCACGTAGCCGAACTGGCCAAGCGGGTTGGCGTGGTTGGTCTGGCTGGCCTTCAGGACGATCGGCTTGATGGCCGACATGCCCTTGAGCGCAACCTGGCCCCAGCAGTCTTCACCGATGATGATGAAGGGGTAGACGTCCACGTTCGCGCCACCCACCGACAGCATGCCGTTGAGCGTGCCCGAGCCCGCGGCCGCGAACGACTTCAGCAGCGGCGAGGAGATGAAGCGGAAGTCCTCGCAGGCGCCGACTTCGCGGTCGTGAATCGGCTTGAACGAGCCGTACTCTTCCACGCGGGTGAAGCCCGGCAGGTTGCGGATGTCAGCGACGGCGTCGGTGTGGCAGAACACGATGTACGCGGGCTGCACGGCACGGGTGCCGAAGTTCACGCCCGGGGCGAGACGCGAGGTCACGCGGCGAGCACGGTTCGACTCCAGGGTCCGCGCGGACTTGCGCAGCGCGTTCAGGCTGATTGCGGTGTTGACCGCCGAGCGGCTGGAGCCGTTGGCGTACACAACCGTCGAGCCGGCCTTCAGCACGCCGTAGCGCACCAGCTCCATCACCTCGGCCAGGGTCTCGCCGGTCAGCTTGACCATCTCGCCCGGGATGTCGTCTTCGTACAGCTGCTCGACTTTCGAGCTGTACTTGAACAGCACGCCGTACTGCTGCAGCTGCACGGTCACGTCTTGGAACGAGATCGTGTTCGCGTTCGGGGTCACGCCCTCGGCCAGCACGAAGTTCGACGCGGTGATGTCGGGAGTGCCGACGTAGCGGGACGAGTCCTCGATCGTGGTGCCCGTGGTCGACGCACCGAACGGCAGGGTACGACGGAAGACCAGGGTGTCGGTCGAGTTCTGCGGCATCTCGCGCTGCGTGCCGAAGTCACCGAGGACGGTGATCGGCTGCGCATGCTCAAGCATGCCCTGGGCCGCACGGATCAGATTCCGCGAGGCAACGGTGCCGTAATTCTGGATAGCCATGATTCAGGTTCCTTGTAGGGATGTGTGGTCAGTAGCCGCGCTGCGCTCGGGTTTTCTCGCGCTGTGCGGCTTCGTAGTTCCAAAGCTCTTCCGGTGACATGTCGCCCAGGGTCTTGGGCGGCGGCGTCTGGCCGGGGCGGACGGTTGCTGCAGCGGCAAGCCGTTGGTTGCGCTCTTGTCGGACTTCCGTTGCGGGGCGCGTGCGAGCCTTCTCGTACAGATCCAGCATCTTCAGCGCGTCCCTTGCCTGCGGGCTGTCGGCCAAAGCGCGGACATCGTTGGCTTGCACGGAGTACCAGGCGGCGAATTCCGGGGTGTTGATGGTCTCGCGCCAGTTTTCGTACTTGCCTTCAATGCGTGCTTCTTCGATGGCTCGGGACATCTCTGCCTTGGTCTGCGCCACCTGCTGCTGCACGTAGCCGGCCACCTGTTCAGGTGTCAGGCCCGGTTGCTGCGGCTGAACGCTTCCCAACTTGGCAGCGACGTACTCTTCCATCGCGCCTGCCCACTCAGGAAAGTCTTCCTTGAGCTGCTCCCACTTTTCCGGGTTCTTGGCTGCGGCAGCCATCTGTCCCTGCGACGGCGCCTGTTCGGGTGCGACCGTCGTCGCAGCCTGGCGCGCTTGCTGGAACTCTCGCTGCATCGCTGCCACGCGACCCTCGGCGGTCTTGACGTGTTGCAGCAGCTGGGCGTTTGCTTGCTCCAGCTGAGGGATCTTGGCCAGAGCGGCCCTGACCTCAGGCGGGAGTGAAGCCAGCGGATCGGTCTGCTCAGCAGCAGGCTCAACAACTTCCGGTTCGGCGTCTTGCGGCGGCAATTCGTCTGCCGGCGCAGCGGCCTCTACAGGCTCAGGCGCGGGCGCGTCGCCGGCGTCGAGCTTTGTGGCCTCTTCGTTCCAGATGTCTTGCAACTGCTCTTGAGTCAGGTTCTCATCCACTGTTACGCCTCCAAAAACAAAAGCCGCCCGAAGGCGGCCTCATGCCAGGGCCAACCGAGATCAATCGTCCGGGGTGGCCACTACATCCCGAGCTGCCGCGTTGGGCAGGTCGAGGAATCTTTTGATGAACCGGATCTCGCCTCTGAGGGCGGCGGTTTCGTCCGCGGGCAGCTTGACGGCGTCGTTCTTTTCGCGCGCTCTCTTGAGCTGCTCCTCAGCCCATTTCCTGAGCTGGTGCCATGTTGCAGACTGGTAGTCGATCATGCCAATGAAAAAGCCGCCCTCAGGCGGCTTTCAGAAAATTGTGGGCGCACGGGCCCCGCACAGATTTTAACGGCACTTCCTGTGCGGGCGCAAGACGCTGTGCTCAAGCCAAGAACCGCAGCTTATACAGCGTGGATTGGTAGAGCGACACCACGGCGTCGATCTCGTTGTGCAAGGCGCTTTCCTCGCGCGGGCAGATCCGCTTGCGGTTGTCTTCGATCCACGCCAGCTGCTGGTCCAGGATGTCGGCAATCTCGCCCTCAAACCCGTTGTCCATCAAAGGGATGTCCAGCAGCTCGTTGTACCGACCTTGGTACGCCTCAGCAAAAGCGTCGATCAGCGGGATGACGCCCTCGTAGAAAGCGCCCAGCGCCATGTGCTCAGCGTAGCTGCGGGTCTTGAGGTGCGCTCGATGCGCCAGGTCGCGCCCCAAAAACACCATCGCCACGAATTCACCGGCAGTCTTCACTTCATCGCTCCCCTGATCAGCCCGCGGCCAGCGGTCTTGGAGGACTGCTTGAACGCCTCGGCGGTCGGTGCGCCCTTCTCGCCGGGCTTACGCATGCGTTCGCCGCTGCCTTCTTTGATCCGCTCGCGCTTGGCGTGGATGTTTGCGTACAAACCCGGTTTGTTCATGGTGTCACCATTTCACTCTGTCTGCCCAGTACGCGGCCGACATCTTGCCCTTGGCGATGTTGTCCGCGTGCCTGGCCTTGAACGCTTTGTTGCGGGCTGACCCTTCGGGCGAACCCTTCACGCCCTGTTGCCCGAACCGGATCAGCTTTTCTTTGCCGTCCGCGCACGCCTTGACGACGTGGCTTTTCTTCGGGTGGTCAGGCGTGGCGCGAGGCTTGTTGCAGTCCATCGCGCTCTTGATCAGGCCCTTGCTCACGGCTGGCGTCAGTACGAGACTTTGGCGTAGCGCGCGTGGATGGCCACGATCACGTCCACGTCAGTGCCAGTGCCGCCAACCGTGGCCGGCCGGATATAAGCCGGGTTCTCGTTGACGCTGTGAACCCCAGCCGACGTAAGGCCCAAGGTGGTAGTGCCGCCCTTTTGAGTCATAGCGTGCCAGTTCACGCCGTCGTTGCTACCCTGCAGCCGCACGGTAGCGCTGCCGAACGTGCCGATCGCCTGCACAGTGATGTCGGCTGCAAACGGCAGGGCGAACGGCGCGCCGCTGTCGGCGTCGCCAAGAGCTTCCCAGGTCAGCAGGATTGCGCCGTTGACGCTGTTGCGGTCGGTGCGCGTGAGTGCAATGGTTGCCATGTTGGCTCCTTTGGTTGTTTACGGTTAGCCCCAGCCCGTGCCGAAGTCAACCGGCGGCTCATACGGCGTGTCCGGCGGCGGTGGCTCGGGCGGCGGCTCAGTAGTGCCGCCAGCCCGAGATCGTCCAAGCCCGCCGCCAAGCACGCCGCCCTTGACGATCTCGCTGGAGATCAACCCTGCGCGCTCTTGCTCAGCCAAGGTTGGCTGGTTCAACTTTCGGAGCTGAGCGGCGGTCGGATCTGGCCGACCGGCAGGCATGGTGAATGTTTGCTCGGCGGGCCTGTCAGCAAAGGTCGACGTGTTGACGTCAGCCGTGTAAATGGTTTGGACCAGAGAATTGCCATACTCGTCTTGGCCACTCCCAACTTGCTGGCTGCCCGTAATTTTTGAGTTCAAAGGCAAGAACGTCACCGCACCGTTTTGCTCTATGCGGTAATACCCTGTTCTTCCGGGGTCCACGTCGGTGGCGCCCACGGTTCCGTAGCGCACGTCGTTGTAGGTCTGTGTGCTGGCCGCAGTCGGGTTCTGCCGAAGCATCAGGTAGTTTGAGTTTCCTGGGTTCGGCGTCAGACCAAAATCACCCAGCGTCTTGCCTTCGGGCAATGCCGCAACCGACAGCTGCCCGGTCGCAGCGTCCGACAGATAGACAGTGCCCTGCGTGTCAACCACGTAGGCGTTGCCGTTGGCGTCGGTGAAGAACGAATCGTTGTAGTTGCCGATTGTGCTGTTGTAGTTGCGCACCTGGCGCTGGTACGCCTCCACCGCTCGCTGGTAGGCGTCGATGTCGCGGGCCAGCACGCTCATGTCAGATCCCCGATCCCGCGACGAGCTTCAAGCGCTGTTCGGCAGCAAACAGCTCTTTGCGGCCGCGTTCCTTGATCGCCGTATCAGCCAGCTTGGCCTTGATCTGCTCCAGCGTCAGGTTCTGCACGTTGGCCATCTTCAGCATCTCGATCTCGCGGTTGAGCTGCAGCTCCTCACGCCGCGCCGCGATGTCAGCCTGCTTGATCGCCAAGCGGGTCTGCAGCTCGGCCAGGTCGCCCTGGTTCTGCGCCTGCACCTTCTGCATGTCGGTCTGCGCCCGGATCTGCGCGGCCTGGATGCGCGGATCAGGCGGCGGACCCTGCTCGGCCATCTTCGCTTGCTGCTCCTTCATCTGCTCGATCTCTTCCGGCGACTTGAACACCTCGGCCGGGTCGATGTGCTGCGCCTGCAGCGCCTTCTCGAAGAGCTTCTGCGGGTCGATGAACGGACCGAACAGCGGGTTGGCCGCGGCGCCCAGCAGGTTCAGGAACGCCTGGTTCTGGATGTCGCGGATCAGCAGCGCGCTTGAACCACGGGCGTCGATCGTAAAGTCGCCTTTAATCTCCTCGTCCTCGCCGTACATCATGTTCCAGTCGTAGTACCGGCGGATGTGAGGACGGGTGATCATGTCGTCGAACTGCTTGACCAGCCGGCGCAGCACCACGTTCGCTGAGTTCATCAGCATCTGCATGCCGCCTACCGTATCTGGTGCAGCGCCTTTTTCGCCCTGCATGATCGTCGGCACGCCGGTCTCGGCGTCGGCCAGCTCGGTGGCCATCTTGATGATGTTCGACAGCTCGTCTTGGTGACTGTTGAACTCGAACGTCGCAAACGCCTTCCTGACGTCGTCCATGTCGTCGGTGGCAAACCAGATTTTGCGGGACGACAGCTGCCACTGCTTGTCCGCCGGCTGGATGACGTTCGGGTTCATCACAATCTGCGGGCCTGAGCTCACGCCTGCGTTGTCCATCATCTGGCGCCAGGCGGCGTTCAGCACCTTCTGCTGCGCGCGCATCAGGTACGGCACGCCGTAGCCCCAGCACGACCCGGCCACCTTCTCCCACACGTAGAAGTCGTAAGGCAGCTGGCCGTCGTCCAGCGGGTTCAGGAACGCCTTGACGACCGTGTTGTTGATCATCACGACGCAAGCGTTGATCGACCGCAGCGAGTCTTTCTCGCCCATCTCGATGCCACACGCCTCTAGGTCCTCGTGGTCGACCTCGCCCCAGTACTCCCACATCTCGTAAGTGTCGCGCGCGACGTCACGCCGCTCCTCGTCCTCCAGCTCCTGGAAGGTGGCGCTGCGCTTGGGACCCTCGTCAATCACCTTGCGCAGCTGGCTGGTCATGTAACCCGGCTGCTTGGCGAGGTCGCGGACCTGCTTGACCGTGAGCTTCTGCCGCTCGTAGACGCCCTTGCCGTCATGCACGTTCTCGCCGCACCCCGGGTCCGGGAACACGTTGCGCGGGTCTACGCGGAAACTGGCCGGGCGCAGCTCCTCGACCATGATCACCTCATGCACCATCTCGCCGTAGGCGTCGGTGCGCGACTGCCAGGCCTTGCGCGTGCGGTTCATCACCACCGGGCCCTTGACCACGCCCGTGCCCAGCACGGCCGCGTCGTGGATCACCTTGCGCAGCTCGCCGTTGTAGTCGCACTCGACCAGCTGGTCGTCGATCTCGGTCTGCATGGCCTCGGCCTTGCGCCTGGCCATCTCCATCACCGCCCGCGCCACGTCCTTCTTGCGCGCGGGCCTGCCCTGATCGTCCATCACCGGAGCGCCAGTCTGCGGCTCCACCGCCGGGCTGTTGTCTTCAGACATACCGATCAGGAACGGCTCGGGCGTGGGCTCGATGCCCCAGTTGCGGTCGTCGGTCGGCAGCAGGATGTCGGCAATGCGAGCCTCTGCCGCGTTCGTTTTCTGTCGAGTCATCCCGATGAAGACGGTGCTGCGGTGGGGCTTGGCGTGCTGCGTGGTGACCGGGTAGCCCTGCTCCACGCTGGTCATCATCTGACTGGCCGCGCGGTTGACGTTGTCCTTGCCGTTGTACTGGTCCAGGTCCTCCAGCCAGCGCTTGTCCACGCCGTAGCTGTACCGATCCCTGATCCACTCGTCGCGCTGCTTGCCCAGGTTGTAGCCGAACGACTGCAGGCGCTCTTCGCGCTTCTCCCGCTCGGCCTCGGGGTCCATCACCTCGATCTCGACGTCGACCGGGTTGGTGGGGTCAATCATTGTCGTGCTCCTCCGGCTCCACATACGGCACCCGCGACTCGACGTGGATGCGCATGAAGTCGCGCTTGAGCGCTTCGAGCGCGCCAAGCACTGCGTACAGGTTGCTCTCGCCGTCGTTCATGTTCAGCTCAAAAAGATCGCCGATGTCGCCATCGCGAGTCTCGATCAGGCACACAAGCGACACCACGTCGCCGCTGACAATTCCTTCGATGATCGGCATCAGCTGCTCAGGGATCGCCGCGCTCTTGTCGCCAATCAGTTTCTGCAGGTCCACGGTCAGTACCCCATCTCGGGGTCGAACACCCCGAAGTTGATCACCGGCAGAGCGCGGTTCGGCTTGATCCGCGCCTCGGCCTCCTCGTGCGTCTTGGCGTGCCGGCGCATCATCAGCGCGTAGCGCGTGGCCGCCAGCAGGTCGTCGCCGTCCTTGACGATCAGCCCGTCCTTGCGGTGGTACAGCCGGAACTCCTCGAACCAGTCGGCCAGGTGCGCGAACACCCGCAGCCGCATCGTCTGGAACCTGGTGAGCATCTCGGCGATGCCGGCCTCCACGCCGTTGCTGCCGTCCTCGAACGTCGCCCGGTTGCGCAGCATCGCCAGGCCCTGCTTGCGGTACTGGTCTGCCAGCTGTTCACCGGAGCCCTTATCTCGCTGCAACCCGTCATGCGGCCAGGCGACTGGGACCCAGTCGCCGCGCGCCTTGATGGCGGCGGCGTGGATCGCGATCGAGGCGTCGCGCACCCGGTAGCAGTCGGTCACGTAGACGGTGTCGGTGTCCCGGTCCCACGCGAGCCACACGCCCGCGGTGGGGTGGTCGATGCCGAAATCCAGGCCCACGATCCGCGGCCAGTGCGGCGGCACCGGGAAGGCCTGCACCTTGATCGCCTCCTCGGCCACCGGGAACACCCGGCCGGAGCCGAGGATCGGGATGCCCTTCGCCCTGGCTTCGCGCTCGTGCTCCGGGTAGCTGGCCACGATCGCGGCGCGCTGCTCCGGGGTGTAGTGCTCCGCATCGTCGATCGTCATCGTCGTGACGTGCGAGCCCGCCGGCTTGTCGAGCAGGTAGCGCTTGACCACCTCGCTCATGCCGAGCAGCGGCGTGAACGTCACCCACACCAGGCCGCCCGTCGCGTTCGTCCGGGTGAGGCCCTCGCTGTAGATCGGCAGCGGCGGCTCTTCGTCGAACCACACCAGGTCGACGGTGTCGGCCTGCCACTTCGTGCGGCCCTGGTCGTAGGACAGGAACTGCACCACGCTGTCCTCGCCGCTGACGTGGCGCACCACCGCGGAGCTGATTGCGTCCGGCACGCCCTGCTTCATCGACGTGTCGCGCAGGCACTCGTGCGGGATGGTGCCGGTGCCCCACTCCTCGCGCAGCTCGGGCGGGCCGATCAGCAGCCGCTGGATGCCCTTGCGGGTCAGCTCGGCGGACTCCGAGCCGCACATGGCCCGCACCGGGTACGGGAACCTGCGGCCCTTCCACCAGTCCGGGTAGCGGCCGGTCAGGTGCATGGCCATCTCGTAGGCACCGGCCCAGGTCTTGCCGAGCTGGTTCCCGGCCATGAACAGCCGCTCGCGGTACTCGGCGCCGGCCGCGTGGAAGTCGGCCTGCCTGGTGTAGGGCGCGTAGGCGGCCAGGCGGTTGCGCCGGGCCCGCACGTCCTTGAGCCTGAGCAGCTCGTACAGCTCGCGCTTCTCGTCGTCGCTGAGCGCCGCCAGCACCGCGGGCGTAAGCGTGGACAGGTCCATCAGCCCTTGGCCGCCTTGGCGAGCAGCGCGGCCAGCCTGGTGTCGAGCTGCTCGGAGCTCAGCTCCATGCGGCCGTCCAGCTTGACCTCCACCGCCTTCAGCTTCGGTTGGGTGTACTGCAGGATCTCGCTGAGCATCCGCACCCGCACGTCGGCGTCGATGTCGTAGGCCTTCGCAGGCTGGCCGGTCTGCGGGTCGATCACGGGGTTGCCGTTGTCGTCCAGCAGCGGGCGCCCCTTGAGCACCCGCGTGAACTCCACCGCGGGGTCGAGGCCCTCCTCGATGAGCGCCTCGCTGACCGCGCGCAGGTTCATGCGCAGGCCGGCGCCAGGCTTGTTCGCGGCCGAGGTCTGCACGGCGTGCGTGCGCCCGGTGCGAGGGCCCGCGGCCTGCAGGTCCTCGGCGGTGGCCAGCTTTGGCGGCGCGCCAGCCAGCTCAGCCAGGCGCTGCGCCTTGCTGCTGGTTCGCGCCACGATCAGATCTTCCCGGGGATGATCCCGCCTTGGAAGCCGGGGACGTTCTGCTTCATGCCGCCCTTGTAGGCCGGCTGCGTCGCGTTCGTGCCGGGCAGCGGGACGCTGACCTTCGAGGGGATCGTGCCAGCGCCCTGAGTCTGGTTGCCGCCGACCTTGCCTGCCGCGACGCTGACGTTGCGGCTCTTCGGGTTGCCGTAGTCCTGCATGGTGATGCTCCTGGTGGTGCGCTTGCGCGCGTGAAAACGTACCCCGGTGCCTGATCAAGGCACCGCGGCGGAAGTCGTAGATCGTTGTCTGGCGCGGCTTTCGAGCTGGTCAGCTCGCCGCGTGTGCGTTCACATGCTCATCGGCGGCCGTTTCGCGGCCTCTTCGTTCCACATCTGCCGCCGATACTCGCTGAGACCGGCCGCGCCGTTCGCGCGAAAGGCAGCGAACTCAGCGCCGTCGAGCACGTCCAGGTCGAGACCCAAGCGGCGGGCCTCTTCCTGGCGCGGTCCGTCCAGCTTGGCCATGAGTGGATGCTCTTGCGGCTGCGGCTGCGGCTTCGGTGCAGGCGCCGGCTTGCGTGGCATTACATCGCCCCCTGCGTCGTCTCGCGCTTGGCGGCCTCTTCATCCCACATTGCGGCCATCTCTTCCTCGCCTTCGGGCTGCTCGCTTGGGAGCATGTCGCTCAGGTACTCGAAGCACTCTTGCGCGCTCTCGCACATGTACGGCTCGCGGCCCTCGGCCTCGACGGTGATCTGCCCGTCTTCGGACACGGTGATGACTATCTGCATGAGCGCGGGCTCCTGAAAAACGAAACGCCGCGGGGCTGCCGCGGCGTCGAGGAAAGTAGGCAAAACGCGGGCGCACTCGCCCGCGCCAAGTTTGCCGGAAGGCGATTCGGCCGTCAACTGCAAGCACCACGCCCTCTGAAAACCGCCAGAAGTTAGCTTTCAGCTATCAATCAAGACCTGCTGATAGAACTGTACAAGAAGAAAGCTGTTGCGTTAGCGCAACTACACAAAAGGTTAGGGTTTTCCCTAATGTACAACACCGATGTTGTACGCAACTATGCGTACACCGAGCCGGCCGGATGCCGGCAGCAACAGGAGCAACGACATGCCGAAACTGACCCACACCCAAACCTTCATCGTCGGCCACCTGCTGATGCTGGCCTTCGGCGTCCTGCTGGGCGCTGTCGCCATCGCGCTCGGCGCGTGAGGAGACGACGCCATGAACAAGACCTTCCCGAACGGCAGCCTCTACAACTCGCTCGCCGACGTCAAAGCCGCCTGCAGCGGCGCGCACCAGGATGCGCTGACCTGGGCCAAGCGTGAGATCGGTCGCGGCACGTACATCAGCCGCGGTCGCAGCTTCGTCTCCCTGCGCGACGGCGACCTCGTCGGCGGCGAGGCCGAGTGCTGGAGCTGGGACGGCACGCTGAAAGGCTTGGTCGCCGCGATCGACGAGGCTAGGTTCAGCGACCGCGCCGACACGCTGGTGATCCAGGGTGGCATCAACTACGCCGACACCCCGCGCGACTACGCCGACGGCGCCTATGACCCCTGGGTCGGCGAGTGGGCCGTGACGGTCTGGCGCCGCCCGGAAGCCTGACTTAGGGTTTCCCCTAGTATACAACGGGGGTGTTGCACCCCCATGATTCACCTACCGAGCCGGCGGTTTCCGGTGTTCTCAAAAACGGAGCTTCACATGTCACACGAACTCACCCAACGCGCCGACGGCACCGTCGAATTCGCCTACCTGAAGTCCGACGGCCTGCCCTGGCACGGCCTCGGCCAACCGATGGAAGACGGCGCCTCGATCGACCAGTGGCGCGTCGCCGCTGGCATGGATTGGAACATCGGCCGCAGCCGCGTTCGCTACGGCAACGAAACCAACTTCCGCACGATCGAGGACCAGCACGTCCTGTATCGCAGCGACGACAAGTCCCCGCTCGGCATCGTGTCAAACAAGTACCAAGTCGTGCAGCCGGCCCAGGTCATCGAGTTCTTCCGCGACGTCGCCCGCGCCGGCGGCCTGGAGCTCAGCGCCGCGGGCACGATCCAGGGCGGCAAACGGTTCTGGGCCACCGCGAAGATCGGTGAAGCCGCGCCGACGTCGATCAACGACAAGATCGGCGGCTACCTGCTGCTGTCGACCAGCGCCGACGGCTCGCTCGCCACTGAGGCCCGGCTGACGTCGATCCGCGTCGTCTGCAAGAACACGCTGCAGTTCGCCCGGGCCGACGCCAAGCCGGCCCTGAAGGTCTCGCACCGCTCGGTGTTCGACGCCCGGGCGGTCAAGGAATCGATGGGCCTCAACGAAGCCGCCTGGGCTGCGTTCCGCCACAATCTGGTCCGCCTCGCGGACGTCCAGCTGCACGAGACCGAAGCCGCGGACATCGTCGCCGGCCTGTTCGCCACCGGCACCGGCGAGCTGCAGCGCGACAAGGCCCGCGAGACCGCCGGGTTCGCGAAGGTGATGTCGCTGTTCAACGGCGCCGGCATGGGCTCGCAGCTCGACGGCGTGTTCGGCACCGCCAACGGCGTGCTGCAGGCCGTGACTGAATACGCCGACCACCACGTCCGCGCTCGCAGCGACGAGAACCGCTTCATCGCCTCGCAGTGGGGCGGCGGTGCGGCCCTCAAGCAGCGCGCTTGGGACCAGCTGATCGCCCTGGCTGCCTGAGCTCAGCGGTGAGGGGCCTGGCCCGTCCGGGCCCCTACCAGTGCGCTCAGCACGAACCGACCCGGCCGGATGCCGGACCTGACCTGGAGACCTGACCATGAACACCAAAGACACCCCCCGCCGGGGCACCAAAGACCGCGCGATCCACGACCTGCGCGAGCAATTCCAGCTGGCCGCGCGTCAGCGCGACATCGCGGAGGCGAACTGCCGCGAACTGGTGGCGGCCCTGCAGGAGATGCTCAAGTACGCAGAAGGCTTCGAGGACGCCGACCACGTCATCGACGCTCGCGAAGCCATCGCCCGCGCCACCGGGGAGGCCTGACCATGCCCTACATCAGCCCCGCCCTGGCCGCGGTCACGCCGGCCCAGATCCGCCAGTCCTACCGCCGCCGCGCCGCTGAAGCTCGGCAGCACGTCGCGCCCCGTATCCCTGGAGTCGCCCGCGCCGGCTTCCCGCGCTACTACGAGAACGTGCGGGCCGACCGCACGACCGCGGCTGCGGAGCTCGCCGAGCTCATGGCCCTACCGTCTGGCACCGAACGCACCAGAGCCTACGTCCGGCTCTACGACCGGATCAACCACCTGGTGCATGCCACCCCGGCTTTCCCGGAGGCCTGACCATGCAGCCCGCCCCTGCCCGCAGCTACACCGACCCCGCCACCGGCCGCCGGAAGCCCGACGCGCCGGCTGGCTGGCCCTTCGGCACGGTGCCCGCGCCGCGCCCCTCGAAGTACCATGCCGCGACCAAACTTGGTCCGGCGTTGTTCTAGGAGACCCCCATGAGCTGGCTCGACTACCTGATCGCCTACTTCACGATGGCCTGCGGCTGCGCCGCGCTGCTCCTGATCTACGTCTACCGCACGGGCGGCTGGTGATGCACCAAGTCCCGCTCGAAACTTTCCTCGCGCTCGGCTGGTCGGAGTCCATGCGACACCGGCTGGCCGACGCTGCTGCCGACCCGGCCGTTGCCTGCTTGGTGGCGGTCGAAACGGACGGTCGGCGCACGGTGCAGCGCTTCGAGGCCGTCCCGGCTACTCTGCCCGCCGACACGGTGGCCTTTTGGGCCCGCCCAGAACGCGCCAAGCGCTCTCGAACGGCCGAGGCGGTGCTCCTGGTACTCCGGGACGGGCTGACGCCCTACGCGGCCGCCAAACAGGCCGGGGTCAAGTCCCAGGCCGTCTACCGCGCCCTCAAAGCTCGCCGATCTCGCGCGCCAGCCGGCGCATGATCGCGCCGGCGATCTCCCGCTCCAGCCGGGCGATCGTCTCCATCACTTCCTTCTCTCGCTCGCCTGCCAGCGGCGCCCGCCCGGTGCCCTGGCAGTGCAGGCAGATCGTGTCGCTCAGCATCGGCGTGCCGGCGACCGTCTCGTAGCCCCTCCCCTCGCACGGCCTGCACACGTCGTCGATCAGATGCGCCAGAACCCTGGCCACCACCTCGGGGTCGTGCCCGCGGCCGATCAGCCCCCACGCGACTCGCGGCAGCTCGCGCTGATCGCCGCCGTAGCGCCAGCGCCAGATGCTCAGGCCCAGCGGGTTCTTCTGCCCGGCCCAACCGCACGCCCGGACGATGTCGACGTCGCCGATCTCCTCCAGGCCGACCTCGCCCAGGTCGTCCGTGTGCTGCGCCGTCCCGATCCGCTCCCGTGACGTCATGCCCATGCCCTTTCCCTTGCGTCCATGACCGCGTCCAGCAGCGCCTGCTGCAGGTCCCCCTTGGCCGCCAGCACGGCCATGATCCGTTCGTCGATCGTCCCCTGCGCCACCAGGTGGTGGACCACCACGCCCGAGGTCTGCCCGGGGCGGTGCAGGCGGGCGTTGGCCTGCTCGTACAGGTCTAGGCTGAACGGCAGCCCGAACCAAACCGCCACGCTGCCGCCCAACTGCAACCCGTCGACCCCGTGCCCGCCGCTCGCCGGGTGCATGACCAGCAACGGCACCTTGCCGGCCTGCCAGTCCCGCAGCGCCGGCTCGCCGTCGAACTGCCGCGCCTCTGGGAAGCGCGCCTTGATCCTGGCCAGGTCATGCCGGTACGTGATCAGGCACAGCACCGGCTCGCCTTGGTCGACAATCTCGCCCAGCGCGTCCAGCTTCGCGTCATGGACCAGCTCGACCGCCCCGGTGTCGTCGTACACCGCGCCGTTGGCCAGCTGCGCCAACTTGCCGGCCAGCACCGCCGCGTTGACCGCGGTCACGTTGCCGGACACCAGGTTGCGCTCTAGGTCGCGGTAGCGGTCCATGTCGAAGCTCACCGGCACGACGTTGTCGATCCGCTCCGGCAGCTGCAGCTCGCCCTCGACCGTGAACATCACGTCTTGGACCGCCGCGTGGATCTCCTGCGCGGCGCCCGCCTTCAGGCGCCAGCTGTACACGATCAGGCCGTTCCTCTTGTCCGGCTCGAACCAGCGGTCCCGATACTTGGTGATGCCGGTGCCCAGCCGTTGCCCGCGGTCCAGGATGCTGATCTGTGGCCAGAGCTCCAGCAGGCTGTTCGGCGCCGGAGTGCCGCTCAGGATGTAGAGACGTTGTATATACGGTCGCGCCTTCTTCAGCGCCTTCCAGCTTTGGCTGGCGCGGTCCTTGAAGCCGCGGTTCTCGTCGATCACCACGCAGTCGAATGGCCACGTCGCGCCCGGGTATTGCTCAGTCAGCCAAACGAAGTTCTCGCGGTTGATCACGTACACGTCGGCCGACTCGCTCAAAGCCGCCTGCCGCTCCCTCGCCGAGCCCAAGACCCTGACGACTCGCAGCTCGGCGAGGTGGTCCCATTTCAGGACCTCCTGCGCCCAGACCAGCTCGGCCACCCGCTTCGGCGCCACGACCAGGGTCTTGCGCACCTCGAACCGATCGTGCATCCACTGCTCGATCGCGGTCAGCACGATCGCGGTCTTGCCCGCCCCCATCCGCAGCGCCAGCAGCTGGTAGTCGTTGTCTAGCAGCCGCTCCAGCGCGCGGGCCTGGTACGGTCTAGGCGAATAGAGCATCGACCGCCTCCAGACTGTCCAGCACCCTGACGTCAGCCCCCAGCCTCGTCAGCATCTCGTGAATCCGAGACTGCAACGCGGTCGGGCGCCGACCAGGCGCCTTGAGTTCCACGAACATCACCCTCCCGCCCGGCAGGAAGACGATCCGGTCCGGCACCCCGCTCATCGCTGGCGCCACCCACTTGATCGCCACGCCGCCGGCCTTCCGCGCCTGCTCGATCAGCCGCTGCTCAATCTTTCTCTCAAGCATTGCCCGCTCCAGCTCGGTGACAAGGTGACGTGACGAGCACTGTTTTGGATCTCACATATGCGGGGTATATGTTTTTGGCGCTCTGCACCCAAAACACACATCTCTTGCGTGTGTGCGCGACCCATACACTTGTCACCTTGTCACTCATCACCTAATCACTAGAGAGAAAACAGGCGGTGACAAGCAAGGTGACGAGCTCGGTGACAACTGCCCCTGGTCCATCACCCGTCACTCCAGAAAGTCCATCGACCCGTCACCCGTCGCGTTCAGCGCGGTGACAACATCCGCATCACTCATCACCGCCCCCTGCTGGACCCACACTCGGCACGCCTCCCCTTTCCACTTTTTCCGGGCCGCGAACCTGTACCCGAGACGGCTCAGCAGCGTGTTCACGCGGGTCGTGGAAGGCGCCTCCGCGCCGGCTGAGATCATTGCGCGGACCAGGTGAGCCGAGCTCAGGACGTTCCGCGACACCCCCTCCGCGCCCCGCTCAATCACGTCCTCGGCGATCAGCTCCAGGTCCCCCTTACTCATCTCGACGACGGTTCGCTTCACGTCCGTGTCGGGGGCCCGCCCGTCGGCGTCAAACTCCGGGTGCAGTTCCGTCTCCAGCAGCCACTTGCGCATCGCCCCCGGGTGCTCGTGGACGGCCGCGAAGAGCCGCGTGAAATACCCGTCTTGGGTCAGCTGCTGGGCCTGGGCCGTGGTCAGTTGGGACGACAGGAACATGTACCGGCGGTCCGACGCATCCACGGGAGCGCCGTCCAGGTAGTTCGAGAAGACGATGTAGTTCGAGACGTTGGGCGCCGTGTAGGACGCCTTGCCTTTCGGGTGTATCTCGACCTGCGAATTCGTGATGAAGGGCTTCAGCCGGTTCATCACGTCGTAGCGGTTGTGGCCGTGCTGCTTCATCTCCTCGATCGCGATCAAGGCGTACCCGCTGGCCCAGTCCGTGAAGTTGCTCTCTAGCGTCGAGCCGTTCAGCGACCGCACGTTCTGCCCGCCCATCGCCGCAGCCACGAGCTCGCTGAAGAAGCTCTTGCCGTCGCCTGGCACCCCGTGGATGTACGGCGACCAGCGGATCTTCTTGCCCGGATGTTGGACGTTCCAGGCGATCCACGAGACCAGCAGATCCCGCTCCCGCTGGTCCGCCAGATAGGTGCGCAGGTGCAGCTCGACCGCGGCGATTGCGGCCAGGTCGTCGGCCGAGTACTGATCAGGCACCGCGGGCACCGATTCCGGTCGGTACAGGTTGACCCACTTGCGGCCGAACATCTCGAACACCGTGTCTGCGCCAGGCATGTAGGCCTTGTGCGCCACGACAGGCATCCCCCACATGTCGACCGCCCACTGGTCAGCCCGCTCGCGGTTGCCCTGCGGGTCGAGCGGCATGAACCTGTTGTGCAGCGCGCGGAAGCCCTGGCTGGTGGTCTCCTGCTTGGTCTCTGTGTGGAAGAACTTGTCGCCGTCGGTGATGTAGACCCACGGCGCGGCCCACTCGGGCATCGGCGCGGCCTGCTGAACGCCTGAGCGTGAGCGCACCCAGCCGCGCACCGTGCCGATCGGCAGGCGCACGCCGAGATCCTTGGCGCGGGTCTGGATGGCGGTGGCCAGGGTCTCGCGCTCGACGTCGGTCAGGCCCGCGGTGTTCGCGATCTGGGCGGCGACCTGGTCCTGCAGGTCACGCGCGTCCGAGCAGGCCTCGACCTGGCGCTTGAACTTGTCCAGCTGCTGGTCGCGCTCGTCGCGCTGGGCCTGCTGCCGGGCGGCCTTGGTCTGCTTGACCAGACTGGCCAGCGTGACGCCGCCGTTGCCCACCGCGCGCACGGTCTTGAACGACCGCCAGCGTGCCAGGCCGTATTCGGGGCCGCCGTACTTGCTCGACTCCTGGAAGATCTCGTCCCACAGCTCAAAGCCCTCCTCGCTGCCGCCGAACTGGTGATGCAGCGCCTGGCCGACCCTGATCCAGTCGTCGTAGGGCATCTCCAGGTCCAGGTGCGGCGCGATGTCCGCGCGCACGCGGTCGGCGTCCCAGCCGTCGAGCGCCGGCTTGTAGTTCGCCAGCGCCAGCTCGCCCAAGTCGATCGTGGCGGCCGGCGAGGCGGTCACCGCGCTGCTGCTACGCACCGACCAGCCTTCGGGCAGGCACGACGGCAGGTCCGCCACGAACCGCGACACGTCGGCGGTGTCGATCCAGGTCAGGTCCCACACCTCAAGGTCGCCCGGCCCGCTGGCGCCGACCCACTCGTACTCAAACCCGTCAGGGTGCTCGCCGTAGACCACGTACTGCTGGCCCTCGCCGAGGATCTCGACCGCGTAGTCCTTCCCGTCGTCGCCCTTCGGGCCGTTGGGGCCGGTCAGGAACACCTTGACCTTGCTGAATGGCGCCGTGGTGGCGTACATCAGCAGGCGCTTGGGGCGCGAGCCGAACCGCACGGGCGCAGGGCCGAGCACGCGCAGCGCGCAGGCCTCGATCGCCGCAGCGCACTGCTCGTCGCGCACGTCGATGTCCACGCCCGGGAAGCGCGCGGCCAGCAGGCCAATGTTGCCCTCGGCGTAGCCGTTCAGGGCGAACCGCTCGATGCGCTCGATCGGAAAGCCGTGCTGCCATCCAGGCTCGACGACACGCTTCTGCTTCGGCTTGACGGGGACCACGTCCCACCCGCCCCGGTGCAGTTCGGGGCCATCCGCACCGAAGCGCCGGGTCATGCGCGCCCCGCCTTGCGCGTGGCCTCGGTCAGGTCCAGCAGCGCCTTGCGGATTCCGTTGGCCGCGTCGCTCTCAATCAGAGCGGCCAGCACGAGAGCGTGGTCCTGCGGCTCGACGCCCGTTTCTTCAAGGGCGGCGCAGGCGTCCGCGAGCAGGTCGCGGAAGTATTCAATTCGTTGCGAACTCACTATCGACTCCAGACGAACACCGGCAATCCGGCCGGCACGGTTTTGCTTCAGTGCGTCGAACCCTCCACGGGCAGCATGTGCAGCATCGCGCGGTGGACCGCCTGGCGAAACGACTCGACGGCCGAATCACTGCAGGACAAGTAGATCCGCACGTCGGTGTCCGGCACGTCCACGACCAGCTGCTCGCCCTGCGACAGGCCGAGCACGGCGTCGTAAGACAGCCGCAGGTGCAGCTCGGTCATGCCGGCGCCCGCAGGGCGGACCAAGCGATGTCGGGCCGCATCTGCTCAGCCCGGATCGGCAGCCCGGCTTCGCGGGCCAGCGCTTCGAGGGCGGGCACGCGATCAGCCGGGATGCGCTGCTTGATCACCCACAGGCTGACCGCCTGCGACGTCACGCCGAGGTGACGGGCGATGGCCGCGGGGCCCCCGAGGGTGGTGATGATCTCCCTGACGCTCATGCCTTGATGATAGCGGCGCTTTCCTTTTGTGCATACCGGGTTATCCCGCCCCTCGCGCGGCCGATGTCGGCCGCCGTTCGTCGTCCCCCGCTGGCCGAGGTCAATACCGCATCCGTAGTTGTGCAGATTCTCACTGCCCAGGATTAGGGTTTGTCCTGATTCACCCGGGGGTTGACCGCGCCTGTCGACGTTAGCCATACTTGCTTCCCGTAAGTTGTGCTTTCCAAACAACAGGAGGTGGCAAGTGGCAGATGACAGGAGCCCCGCAGAGGGCAAGAGCGCGCCGATCATCCCGGTCGGCCAGTGGAAGCCGGGCGCCGACGTGCAAGCCACGTGGCGCAAATTCGGATGGGTTCCGCCCAGCGAGAGCCGCACCGAGTTCTACGACGAGCCGAAGGGGGTGAAATGATCACCATCACCCTGACGCCCCGCACCCCCGCCCACCTCGACGCCGCGCTCGCGCTGCTGCAGCGCATTCGCGACGACGAGGCCGCGGCCGATGCGAAGTTCTCCGAGATGTTCCGCGGCGTGGCCAACGAGACGATGGCCGACGCGCTGCCGGTCGAAGTTCCCGCAGTGACCGAGCGCGAGCCCGGCGCTGACGAAGATGAGCAGCCGACCGTCGAGCCGGCCAAGGTCATCCGCAAACGAAAGAGCGCGGCGCCCGAGCCCACCGCTCCCGCGGCGCCCCTGCCGCCCCCTCCCCCGCCGCCTCCGGCTGCGCCTGAGACCCCGGCCATCACGCTGGTCGACGTGCGGGCCAAGCTGAGCTCGCTGAGCCGCGATGGTCACGGCGAGGCGGTCAAGGCTCTGCTGGCCGACTATGGCGCGGCAAAGCTGACCGACGTGCAGGAGAGCGACTACGCCGCGCTGATGGCCCGCGCGAAGGAGATCGCATGACCACCGTCACCCTGACGATCGCCGACAACGGCGACGAGCTGCACCTCGAAGGCAAGTTGGACGACCCCGAGGCCCTGAACCAGCCGCCCACGCCGGCGGTGATCGTCGGGACCTATCTGGCGACCAACGCCGAGCAGATCTGCAAAGACGCCATCCAATGGTTCAACCGGATGGTTGCCGACCAGGAGCAGGCGGCCAACGAGCCGCAGCTGAAGCTCGTGCTGCCGGGCGATGGGGGGCTGCAATGAAGGGTCTGAGCAGCGTCATCGTGCTGCTTGGTTTGGCCCTGCTGGCCGGCGTTGTTGTGGCCGGCTGGTGCGGGTTCCTGGTGGCGGTCGGCATCCACGTTGCTCGGTGGTTCCTGTGATGGACTGCCTGATCCTCGGCGACAGCATCGCCGTCGGCGTGTTTGCGCAGCGGCGCGAGTGCGTCAGCTACGTGCGCGGCGGCTGGAACAGCTGGCAGTTCAACCGCGAGTACCTGCCGGTCGTCGGCACGCGGCGCTACCGCACGGCGATCGTGTCGCTCGGTGCCAACGACCACCAGGGCGTGCGGTCCGAGCGGGAGCTGCGCAAGCTGCGCGCGGAGATCAAGGCCGACCGCGTCTACTGGATCTCGCCCGGCGCGAGAAAGGCGTCGCAACTCGAAGCAATCGAAAAAATCGCAACGGAGTACGGCGACGTTGTGCTGCCCCGGCCCGAGCAGTACATGAGCGCGGACGGCGTGCATCCGACGACGCAGGGCTACCGGACGCTGGCGAGGAGCACGCAATGAGCGATCGATTGAGAATCGCTGCCGAGGCGGCGTTGGAGGCGTTGGAGACTTGCGTGTGCGCCATGCAGGACTATCAAGCCGGAATCGGAATCACCGAGATGTTTGACGTTGGCGAGCGAAAAGGACGCGAGACGCTCATCGCCCTGCGCGCCGCGCTGGTCGAGCCGACCTCGCCCCGCCGCGAGTGGGTGGGGCTGAAGGATGAGGCAATCGCCGACATCGTGGACGACATGAACGGAAACGAACCGACTGCGCCGTTTTGGCGCGACCTTGCCCGCGCCATCGAAGCCGCGCTGAAGGAAAAGAACACATGAAGCACTCAACTGAACGCTGGGTTTTGAACGAGAACAACAACTGGAAAACCAACCCGTTTTCCGTGACCGTGCGTAAAGCAGGGGTGCATAGCGCAACAGTCGCTAACATACCGACGCGCCTGACGATCCCGCCTAGTGAACAACAAGCCAACGCACGATTGATTGCTGCTGCGCCTGACTTGCTTGATGCGCTCAAGCTGATGCTTGCTGAGTGTTTTGATGAAGAACGTGATGACGCAACGATTCACGCGGTAGCACAAGCACGGGCGGCGATTGCCAAAGCGGAAGGTCGTCGTGGCTAAGTTGTCTCCGCACCAGATCTTCATGCTCAAGATGTTCGACAAAGGGTGGGGGTTCAAGATGTACAACAGTAAGCGTGGATCGTGGATGACGTATTGGTCGCTGCGTACCCGAGGGCTGATCGGACCCGGACCTACGATCCGACGAGCAGGAAACCTAGTCGCTATTGACCGGCTTACCGACAAAGGCCGCGCGGTATTGGCAAACCTGAAGGAAAAGAACGCATGAAGTTCCGCAAAAAGCCTGTGGTCATTGAGGCTACGCAGTGGTTCAAGAACGGCGACCACCCGCTGGATTACAGCAAGACCCATGACGGCGCGGCTGGCGGTGAACTGGTGCGGTTTGGGCCAGAGTACCGCAAAATCATGGGGTGGGAGGGCGACATAGTGCGCTACTACCGCCGCCCCGACGATAGCGGGGATCGTGCCTGCAAGAAGTGCGGAGACACCATGCACGATCACGGCTGGGTCTACACGCTTGAGGGCGGACATATCGTCTGCCCCGGCGACTGGATCATCACTGGCGTGAATGGCGAACACTACCCCTGCAAGCCCGACATCTTCGAAGCAACCTATGAAGCTGTAAACAAAGAAGCCGCGCTGAAGGAGAAGAACGCATGAGCTGCTGCCCGCAATGCACCTACTTCGACAGCACCGTCACGATGACGCGGCGCCTGAACAACGGCTGGATCAAGCGCTGGCGCCGGTGCGACCGGGAGGAGTGTGGCACCAAGTGGCACACCTACGAGATGCCGACCACCCAAGTGGAGCCGCACGAGGACGCTGATCTGCGCGAGATCAAAAGGGAGGTGGTCGAATGAACTTCGTCTGCCCCCTGCCCCCGATGAAGGTCCTCGTGCGCGCTGAGTACCTGTACGACTTCGAGCGTGGCCACGGCCACCTGGTCGAAGGCGTGTGGTGTTCGGTCAAAGCGCACCGCGGCGAGGCGTTCCGGTTCGAGACCTACTTGCCTGGCTACGGCGCGCTGTACGACAAGCTGCCGATCAGTGCTTTCCGGTGGCGGGACTACGACGCCCTGCGCGCCGACGACGCCGGCGTGCTGCGGCCTGCGCCCGAGGAGGACCTGCCGCTCGACATGCTGCAGATCTGGGACGCGCTCAGCTACTACGTGACCGTGGTCGAGAAGCCTCTGATCAAGGGCCTGCGCTGCGAGTTCTACGGCAAGGACAAGCAGCTGCACCCAGGCGAGTACGTGCTGACGCTGGACGGCTGCAACCCTGATCCGCGCATCCCGGACTTCACGTTCGTCGAGACGGTCGACGAGCACAAGTCCTACAACTTGCTGAAGCTGGACAACGGGCAATTCGGTTTGCAGCCGAACAACAGATGCCGGTTCTTCGACCCGGCGCTTACGCCCAGCGAGCTGAAGTTCCCGGACTTCAAGGTTGCGACGATCAAGTGGACGGTGGAGAACAAGTCGAAGTGGCGCCTCGGCGACACCAGCGACGTGACCTATGACGGAAGGGGAGAGGGATGAAGCTGAGAGACAAAAGCATTCCGATCGTCGCCGAGCGCGCGCACGCGAAGCTCAGCGCCAGCGGCAGCAAGAAGTGGCTGACCTGCACTCCGAGCGCCAAGCTCGAAGAGCAGTTCCCGGACGAGCAGAGCAGCTTCGCGGCCGAGGGCACGTTCGCCCACGCCGTGTTCGAGCAGGAGCTGCTGACCCGCCTGGGCCGCCCGGTCGATCCTTTGCCGCAGGACCTGCTGCACTTCGACAGCGCTGACCTGCGTGACCACGTCGCGGCCGCGGTGGCCGTGGCTATGGAGCGCATCGACGACGCACGCGCCAGGTGCGAGGACCCGGTGATCCTGGTCGAGCAGCGCGTCGACTTCAGCCGCTGGGTGCCGGAGGGTTTCGGCACCGGCGACTTGGTGATCGTGGCCGACGACACGCTGGAGGTGCTTGACCTGAAGTTCGGCAAGGGCGTGCCGGTGCAGGCTCTGGAGAACACGCAGATGCGCCTGTACGGCCTTGGCGCGTGGGACCAGTTTGCGCACCTGTACGACATCAAGAGCGTGCGCATGACGATCCTGCAGCCGCGGCTGGACAACTACGCATGCGAAGAGATCGGCGCTCAGGAGCTGGTCGATTGGGCCGACACCTATGTTGCGCCACGCGCAACGCAGGCGTGGGCCGGCGAGGGTGAGTTTGTGCCGGGCGACCACTGCACGAGCGGCTTCTGTCGGGCCAGGTTCCTCTGCCCTGCCCGCGCGGAGGCGGCGCTCGCCGTGGCTCAGCAGGACTTCGCGCTCAAGGCGCCGGAGCTGCTGACGCGCGAGCAGCTGGTCGACGTGCTGAGCAAGGCGGACATGGCGATCGACTGGTTGAACGACGTCAAGAGCTACGCCCTGAAGCAGGCCGAGGCCGGCCACGAGCTGCCCGGCTTCAAGCTCGTCGAGGGTCGCAGCAATCGCAAGTACGCCGACGCCGACGCCGTGGCGCAGAAGCTGCTGGATGCCGGCGTGCCCGAGGCGCTGATCTACGAGAGGTCCCTGCTTGGGATCACCGCGATGGAGAAGGCCATCGGCAAGAAGAAATTCGCCGAGCTGCTGAACGACCTGGTCGTGAAGCCTGCCGGCAAACCGACCCTGGTGCCTGTCAACGACAAGCGCCAGGCCTTAAGCTCTGTGGCCTCCGCGGCTACAGATTTTTCGTGAAACAGCGCAACAGGGAGACCCCACATGAGCGCAACCAAGGTGGTGACCGGCAAGGTCCGGTTCTCGTATCTCAACGTGTTCCAGCCGCGCGCCGCGCAGCCCGGACAAGAGCCGAAGTACAGCGTGTGCTTGCTCATCCGCAAGGATGACGAGGCGACGCTGAAGAAGGTCAAGGCAGGCATCCAGGCCGCGGCCGAAGCCGGCAAGGCGCAGTGGGGCGGCAAGGTCCCTGCGGGCCTGAAGCTGCCGCTGCGCGACGGCGACGCCGAGCGGGACTCGGCCGAGTACAAGGGCCATTGGTTCATCAACTGCAACTCGAAGCAGAAGCCCGGCGTGGTGGACTCGGCGCTGAATCCGATCCTCGACGCCAGCGAGATCGTGTCCGGCGACTACGGCCGGGCGTCGATCAACTTCTTCCCCTACGCCAACAGCGGCAACCGAGGCGTCGGCGCGGGTCTGCAGAACCTGCAGAAGCTCGCCGACGGTGAGCCGCTGTCGGGCCGCTCGCGCGCCGAGGACGACTTCACCGAGGCCAGCGAGGACTTTTTGAACTGATCGAAAGGGGCCGAAAGCGGAAGCAAGTAGGCCTCACCTGAAAGGAGAAAAAGATGCAGATCAAATCTACATCCATCAGCCGGCGCCAGCTGTCACACGTCGAGCGCTACAAGCTGTGCCGCTACATCGAGCAGCACGCGGAGAATCAAAAGCACCTGACCGACACCCAGGTGGCAAGCACCGCTGCGCTGGAGCTGGGTTTCGCCGTGACTTCCAACAACGTGTCGGCCGCGCGCAAGACGACAGGCGTCACCGTGACGGTGCGCCGCCGCAGCGTCTCGCCCAATGAGTCAAAAGACCGCGTGCGCCTTTTGGCGCGTGAGCTGCGGGCCCTGATGACCGACTTAGACATACCCCCGAGCAAGACGCTGGAAGATCTCTGCATCGGCAGGGCGGTTCAGGCTCCGCGCCTGACGCCGGTCGAGGACATCCAATTCAATTTGAAGGCCAACTGATGACCCAGCCCACCATCCTCAACATGCAGATGACGCCGGCCGGCGTCGAGCTGACCATTGCGGCGCTGCGCAAGCTGCCGCACGAGCAGGTCAACGACTTGGTGCAGGAGCTGTGGCAGCAGTACAAGGCGCAGATGCAGGCGCTGGCCGAGGCTACGTTGGCTGCGCCTGAGCCGGAGACCGACACCGACGGCGGCAGCGCCGACTAAGTGGTGGTCAATCGGGAGACGCTTGCCGAGCTGTACGGCGACGACCTGCTGTTCCTCGACCCTGCTGAGGACTTCGATCGCTGCATCTTGGGCGTGGTGCATCGCTGCGGCTTTGAGCCGGTGGTGTGCTACGACCAGGAAGCAGTGATCGACGCTCTGATGCTGGGCGGCATGGACCGCGAGGAGGCCGAGGAGTGGTTCAGCTTCAACACCGTTGGCGCCTACGTGGGTCCGAAGACGCCGATGTTCCTGGACCGACATGCCGACCCGACCGAAACCTGACGGAGATTTCGTGGCTGAGCAGGCAGCGCGGATGCACGCGCTCCTGCGCCAGCGCGCGGCGCTACCCAGGGAGGACCTGGAGTACCTGGTCGAGCGCGTGGCCAAGCTCAAAGACGATCGGCTGCAGCAGTGCATCGCCGAGCTGATCGGCTGGGGAGACGACGAGCGCGCGGAGATTGAGACGTTCGTGGCGATCGCGATCGAGGTGATGAGGACCACCACGGTGACGAAGCTGCGTTCTGCGGCGCGGACCGTCGAGCTGCGCTACCTGCTGCGTGACAAAGAAAAGAACGAAAAGTGATCAACGCATACAGCTTCACCCGAATGCTCGAACTGCTGATGCAGGGCGAGGTGACGAAGACAGAGATCATCGAGCAGACCGGCTTGCACCACGCCACGGTCGGGGCATATGTCCGGCATATGCACCGCCGGCGCCTGCTGCGCGTGGCCGAGTGGCGCCGCGATCGACGTGGCTACACCTGGGTTCCTCACTACACGCTCAACCCGGACGGCATCAACGACGCGCCGCGGCCGCAGCCGACCCCTGGGTCAGAGCGCAGCGCCGCCTATCGCGCCAGGCGTAAGGCGATCCGGCTCAATCAGATGCTGGCCGGGAGAGCGGCTTGACCACGCTGCGCATCGACCTGGAAACCTACAGCAGCGTCGACCTCAAGAAGTGTGGCGTCGCGCGCTACGTCGAGAGCCCGGACTTCGAGATCCTGCTGCTCGGCTACGCATTCGATGACGAACCCGTCCAGGTCGTCGATCTGGCGCGTGGCGAGCAGCTGCCGGGGCGCGTGGCCGACGCGCTGTGCGACCATGCGGTGATTAAGGCCGCATACAATGCGGCGTTTGAGATCGCCTGCATTGCTCGGCACTACAACATTTTTGTCGACGTCACGCAGTGGCGCTGCACCAGCGTCCACGCGCTCTATCTCGGGCTGCCGGGCAACCTGGGTGAGGTGGGCAAGGTGGTCGGCCTTGATGAGGACCAGCAGAAGCTGGGCTCAGGCTGGTCGCTGATCCGGTACTTCTGCATCCCGTGCAAGCCGACGAAGACCAACGGCGGCCGCACGCGCAACCTGCCCAAGCATGACCCGGCGAAGTGGGAGCTCTTCGTCGAGTACTGCAAGCGCGACGTGGAGACCGAGCGCGAGATCGCGCGCCGGCTGGCGAAGTTCCCGGTGCCCGGCACCGAGTGGGAGCTTTGGCACCTGGACCAGCGGATGAACAACGCTGGCATGAAGATTCACCGGCAGCTGGTCGACAACGCGATCGTGTGCGACGCGCAAGTGCGCGAGCGACTGGTGGCCGAGGCGATGGAGCTCACCGGCTTGGACAACCCAAACAGCCGCGACCAGCTGCTGGCCTGGCTGCAGGAAGAGACTGACGACGAGATCGCTGACCTGACGAAGAAGACCGTGCCGGCGCTGCTGAAGGCGACCGACAGCGCCGTCGTCAGGCGAGCGCTGGAGATCCGGCAGGAGCTGGCTAAGACCAGCGTGAGCAAGTACCAGGCGATGGCCCGCACGGCCTGCGCAGACGACCGCATCCGCGGCCTCACGCAGTTCTACGGCGCGAACCGCACCGGCCGCTGGGCGGGGCGCTTGGTGCAAGTTCAGAACCTGCCGCAGAACAAGCTCAAGGACATCGACCTCGCGCGCAACCTGCTGATTGAGGGCCGCTTCGACGAGCTGGAGCTGCTGTTCGGCAACGTGCCAGACACGCTGAGCCAGCTCATCCGCACGGCGTTCATCGCCGAGGACGGGCACCGCTTCATCGTGGTTGACTTCAGCGCGATCGAGGCGCGCGTGATCGCGTGGCTGGCGTGGTGCGAGTGGCGGCTCGACGTGTTCAAGACGCACGGCAAGATCTACGAGGCCAGCGCGGAGCAGATGTTCAAGCTGCCGCCCGGGTCCGTCACCAAGAAGTCGCCGTACCGGCAGAAGGGCAAGATCGCTGAGCTGGCGCTGGGCTACCAGGGCGGGGCCGGCGCGCTGATCACGATGGGCGCGCTGGACATGGGCATCGCGCACGAGGAGCTCGACCCGATCAAGACCGCCTGGCGCGAGGCGAACCCGGAGGTGGTCGCCTTCTGGTACGCCTGCGAGCGCGCGGCCAAGGCAGCGCTGACGACGAAGGGCAGCATCACGCTGCCGATCGCCGGCGGCCGAGCGAAGCTGGTGTTCAGCTACGAGAGCGGGTTCTTGTTCATCAGCTTGCCCTCGGGCCGGCGCCTCGCCTACGTGAAGCCGCGCGTTGAGCCGCAAGACCTCGTGCGCGAGGCGGCTGATGGCAGCAGCTACGTGGTGGCCAGCGCGGGCAGCGTGACCTACGAGGGTCAGGACCAGCGCACCAAGCGATGGACCAGGCTGCCGACCTACGGCGGCAAGCTGGTGGAGAACATCACCCAAGCGATCGCCAGGGACTGCTTGCGCGAGGCGATGCTGGCGATCGACGACGCCGGCTACCGGCAGCTGACTACGGTCCACGACGAGATCGTGATCGAGGCGCCGGACGATGCCGGGGCGCTGGCCGAGGTCGAGGCGATCATGGCCAGGCCGGTCGTCTGGGCGCCGGATCTGCCGCTGCGCGGCGACGGGTTCGAGACGCGCTACTACATGAAGGAGATTGACTGATGAGCATCGTCGGGTTGACGGGCGACCAGATCAAGGCGCAGCTGCAGGCGCAGGCCGGGTCAGCGAAGACCGGCGCGAACGCCGTGCAGCACGGCGGCACGCACTACAAGCAGCTCAAGTTCGAGACCTGGGACGTGATCCTGGACTGGGGGCTGGGCTATCTGGACGGCAACGCCGTGAAGTACCTGAGCCGCTGGCGCCACAAGGGCGGCGTCGAGGATCTGCGCAAAGCGCGCCACTACATCGACAAGCTGATCGAAGAGGAGACCCGCAAGTGAACAGCCCGCTGAAGACGCTGGGACCCGAGGACCTAGCGCCGCTGCTGCGGCGCTCGGCCGAGACCATCAAGGTGGACTGCCGGCGCAGGCCGGAAAGCCTGCCGCCCAGGCTGAAGATCCCGGGCTCGAACCGGCTGATGTGGCTGGAGGAGGACGTGGTGAAGTGGCTGCGCGAGTGCAGCGAGGCCAGCCGCTGAGCGGCCGGCCTGTGACCGTCAGTCGAGCCGCGCGGCACGCCGCGGTCACCGAGCGGCCTGCTCCTCCACCTGCCGCACGCGGTCGTTGAACCGCTTCATGCGCGTCGCAATCCGCTGCTCCTGGATCTGGATCGTCTCCTTCGAGGCGCCGCGCTCAAGCAGCTCACGGCGCCGCTTGCGCAGATCTTGCACGTCCCGCTCGGTCTGGTTGGCTAGGTCAACCAAGCGCGCCTCGGGGTTGGCCCTGCGGTACTCATCGATGCCGCCCTCGCGGTTCTTCCGCCTGCCCTTGATCTCAGCCTCGTGCTCGTTGATGCGCTTGAGGTTCTCGTAGAAGCGGTTGCTCTCGGCGGCCGGTGACTTGGTGTCGCCGTAGAACCGGCCCAGCAGCGGCACCTTGTAGGGTGGCAGCTCTTCGCCGGTCACCTGGCTGGTGATGGTCTGCTCGATCTTCAGCGCCTCGCGGCCCACGCCCCCGGTGGCCTGACCGATCAGGTAGTCAAGCTGGTCCGGCGTCGGGCTGATCACGCCCTGCTTGTACTTCGTGCCACCGCTGGCCAGGTTCAGGTAGTAGGAGAGCTGCTTGGAGAACCAGCTGGCCGTCTCCTTGGCGCGCGTGTAGCCGGGAGTAGGTTGAAGATCGCTGCGGTCTTTCTTGGCGATCGGCCTGCCGGTCCAATCCCGGTTTTCTGCAAGCGCCACCAGCGGGTCGGCAATGGTCGGGGCAATTGTTTGGACCGACCAGCCGGCGTTGCCGATGGGGTTGAAGGCTTCAAGAAACGCGCCGGTGATCTGCAGGAGACGCTTGGTCGGCTTCTTCCACCCCGACAGCGCAAACTCGGTGAGCACGCGGCTGGTGTTGGGGATCACATGGAAGCCCAGCGGCATCGGAATGTTGATGTACTTTCCGTTGCCGGTGGGGATGATCAAGTTGCGCTCGCGCACGAACTCCGGCGGCTCGTCCTCATCAAACCCTGCGGCCGCCAGCAGCAGCGCCTGCGCGGAGCCCAGCAGCAGGCCGCCGGCGATGATCTTCTTGCCGGCCGGCCCGCGCAGCGTCTCCACCAAGCGCGTGGTGCCCTGCACGCCGGCGTTGAAGAACGCATACAGCGCGCCCATCTGCGTGGCCACCTGGCCCTTGCGGTTGAAGTTGACGGTCAGGTTCTTGGCGATCGACGCGGCCTGCTGCTTTGAGAGCCCCTTGTTCAGCGCGGCCTTGTAGGCGGACAGGCGGACGGCGTTTTCCATCGTCTCGTTGTAGTCCGACAGCCAGCCGAAGACCGCGTTGTTGGGGTCGACGAGGCGGCGCACGTCGTAGCCCTTGCGGCCCATCCGGTTGATCTCGTCCTGCAGCTTCTTGGACCGATCGTCGCTGCGGGCAAACATGTCGCGGAACCCGGTCTGCCCACCCTCGCGCTGGAACTCCTCCCACAAGGTGGCCCAGGTGCCGGTCGCCGGACCCTTGCCGGCGCGGCGTGAGCGCAGGTCCGAGTAGATGCCGCGCAGAGCGGGCATCACGCCGGCCATGACTTCGGCCTTGCGATCGGCGATCTGCGTGGTGGTCAGGTTCAGCACCGCGCCCTGCACGTCGCGCCCGAAGTTGATCACGCCGAATATCGGATTGAACTGCGTGTTCACGCTGGCGAACCACCGGGTGACCATCGCGGTCATGCTCATCACCCGGCCAAGCTGGTCGGCGTCCAGGTTCTTGAGCGCCTCGGCCATGCGCTGCGAGCGATCGTTGTTCGGGTTGAAGAACACGTACCGCTCGCGGCCGTCGATGCGCACGGCCAGCACGTTGTCGCTCGTGCGCAACAGCGGGTTCACGCGCTGCACCACCAGGCCCGTGCGCGGGTCGATGGTCTGCTGCACCGGCTCCCGGATGATGTTCTGCGCGTCGATCGGGTTGATGCCCATGCGGATCAGGTCAGCGATCGCCGTGTTCGGGTCCCTCTGACCCTCCGGGTCGACGGCCAGCCAGAAGTCGGTGTTGGGGTTCTGCACCGCCATGCCGTAGATGGCCTGGGCGACGCGGGCCTTCTCGGCGCGCACGATCGTGCGCTCGCGCTGCATGGCCAGGTTCGCGAGGATGTCCACCACCGGGCGGCTGGAGCCCGTGGCACGGCGGCTGGCCGGCCCACGCACGCTGTAGCCTTGACCCGTACCCGCCCCGCCGCCAGCGGCGAAGTCGGTGTCTTCACGGAACAGAGGCACGTAGCTGCCGTAGGTTCGCTCCCAGGCGTCGATCGTGTCCTGCGTCTCCAGGCCGCTGGCCACCAGCAGCTGGCGCGTGCCGGCGCTGATCGCGTCCACGCGCTGGGCCAGCGCGTCGTAGGCCCGGCGCTTGGCGGGGTCGAGCCCGGCCAAATAGGTGCGCGCGTCCGCGGTGTCGATCCCCGAGCCGCCGTCGGGCATGTTCGGGTTGACGCGGGCGATCTGGTCGTTGCGCTCTTCGGCGTGGCGGTTGTGCAGGAACTCCTCGAACTCGTCCATCGTGACGCCGCGGGCCTGCATGTCCTGTAGCAGCGGACGCAGCTCGCTGGTCAGGAAGTCTGCGGTCTGCTTGGCGGTGCGACCGTGGTACAGCTCCTCTTGCAGGTAGGCGTTCCACTTGTCGTCGATGCTGCCGGCGGCCTGGCGGATCGCCTCCACCACGCGCTTGGTGTCGATCTGCTTGTCCTGCATCTTGTACAGGAAGTCGTCCATCTTCGAGTCCGGCGCCATCGTCCAGCTGGCCAACGGCGCGGGCTGGTTGAAGATGTTGCGGCGACGGCTGAACATCGGCAGCCCCTCGCCCACCTTCTCGCGCATCGCGTCGGTGATGGTCAGGCCGGGTTGCACAAGGGCGTATTTGTCCAGATTCGTTTTGACATGCGCCACGGCATCTTCGTACCTACGAAAACGCTCTCCATCCGGCGTTACCGAATCCATGCCGTCGAACGTAATCCCGTAGTCAATGTTGTCGTCTGACGGCCTTGCTTTTTTGCCAAGGGGTTGAATCTCGACCACCCCCATTTGCCCACCACCCACCTTGGGCAGCAGCTTCTTGAGCGCCGTCGGGACGATGACGTCGTAGAAGGCACGCATCCCCTTGGCCTCGACCTTAAGGTCGGCCCCGCTCAGGACATTGCTGTCGCCAATCACTTCAGTCGGGTTGCCGAGAAGCCTGTCAGCCGCCTCCTTCCCGATGAAGTCGGGCAGCTTTTCGGGCGCGACGGTTTCGTTGATAACCGTCTTCCCATCCCGATCGTAAGCACGAAGGCGCTGATCCCCGTTGGGGTTGTACCGGATCTGACTAAGGGTCTTGTCCAGCGAGAACCGCTCCGCGTTCTGCGCGCCGTTGGTGAACGCCACCTTGTCGTAGCCGCCCTCGACCGCCATCGTCAGCACACGCTTGAGCGCCAGGTTCAGCCAGCCCTCGGTCTTGGTGACGAAGGGGGCGCGTGGTGTAAGCCCAACCTTTATCGATGGAGAAGCCGCCATAAGCAGTGGAAGCGATTCTCTTGCCCGTGCAATTGCTTCGTTTGCGGTAGCTGCGTGTCTAGTTCCGACCCTCGCTCCATTCACGTACATTGCGTACTCAGACTGACCCGGGAAATACTTTGATTCCCCAACCAATTCAGCCCTGACATCAGCAGGCCCTTCAGCAAATCCACTCTTCTTCCCCTCCTGCCCCCAGTCGGACTGGATCTCCTCGACGAACAGCACTTTGTTGCCATCGGCGTCGGTGCGGTCGTTGACGCGAATGTGCGCGAGCACGTTGGGCTGGTCCCAGTGGGAGGATCTGTATTCGGTCTTAACTGCACTCTTCGCACCTGGCCGCCGGTCAAGCTCTTCAAGGACTTCATTCGGCCAGTCCATGATGTTCTTGCCGTACTTTTGTTCCTGCTGACGAGCCCAGGCAAGGTCTTTGTCCATGCTCGGCAACGTCAGCAGCACCTCGCGGTAGCGCGCGCCTCCAGGCAAGGTCCACTTGCCGTACTTGGTTTCGGCCATCGGCGTGTCGCTTGAAGGGATTGCTGCGTACTCGCGGCCACCAAGTTCCTCCGCTCGCGCTTCGGCTTCTTGTTGTGTGCGGAAGCCTTCAACGAACTGATCGCCGCCGGTGGCTTGGTCAACGACAGACCAACCGCCTTGCCCGCCTAGCACCGTCTCCTCAACCTGCACGCCACCCTGGCGCAGGTACTCCGCGACCTGGTCCTTCGTCACCTTGCCCTGCTGCAGCGCGAGCCAGTCGTTGACGCCGGACCACTCGACCTCGTCGGCCTTCACCGCGCCCTTGTTCACCAGGCCCTTGATGGCGTCGCGCCAGCCGGCCGCCGGCGCCGTGTTGGTCTTGATGCCTTCGACGCCCTCAGCCAGCGCGGAGTACAGGCCGAGCGCGTTGCGCTGACGGCTGGCGGTGATGTCCGGGTTGGCCGGGTCGAACGCGCCGCTGTTGCCGGTGGCGGACTTGATCTGCGTCGGCTCGAATGCGACCCAGTCGTCGCGGTCGACGTTGCCGTCGGTGTCGCTGTTGCGGATGACGATCCCGTCGTATCCCTGGGACACCAGGTCGGCCTTGAATTTTTCAATGCTGGGGTAGGAGTTCCTGTCCTCCAACATGCTTTCGTAGTCCGAGTACTCCATCGGGTTCTGGATCGACAGATGTACAAGCATGGTGACCGCGCCAGGCTTGAATCCGCCACCCGCTTCTTCGATGAACCCCTCGACCGCTACTTCCGCGTTCCCGGCATCATAGTTGCCGTCGTACAGGCTGGGCGCCGTGAACCACGAGCCGAGCTGACCAGAATACGCGGCCGTGGACTTTTGGCCCTTCGTCTTTCCGGCGTTTGTGTCGAACTCCACGAAGTCTTTTGTGGTGACGTGGAATGCGACCAACGGCCTGCCGTTTGCGTCTACCGCCTTGGACTGTTTGAACCAGCGGCGGAAAGCCGCGCTGCTGTAGTAGGTGCGGTCCTGGTTGGCTCGCTCCGCAAACGCACTCGGCTCCGGAATTCCTGCGTCCTTCAGGTACTGCTCGACGTAGTTTTTCCGCGCTTGCATTGCATCGCCAAGCGACGGCGTTGCCGCGGGCACCGCGGCGTCCGCCTCATCCATGAACACCTGGGCCAGGTTGCGGACAGTCTTTGCATCGTATTCTTCGGCGAGCTTCTTGAAGCCGGGTTTTGACTTCAAAATCTCGACGGCTTTATCGACGACCTGATTGAATCGGTTACGGTCCGCGTTCTCCGCTTCGGCAATCTTTGCGGTGAGCTCTTTGTATCTCTGGTCTTCCTGCAGGCGAGCAAACGCCTGGCGCTCCATCTGGCCGATCTCTTCCAAGGTGGCGTAACGCTCAGAGGACGTGCGCTGGCGGGTGGCCGTTATGCTTGGGCCCTTCATCTTCGGGCGACTGCCCTGCCGCGCGCGTTCGCCGAGCTTGGCGATGAACTCCTTCATCGGCTTGTCGACGGTGCGATCGCCGGTGAGGATGAACTCGACCGGCAACAGCGCAGCTTTTTGCGGAGCGAACGACCGCTGGCTGATCGGCGTGTTGCGGTCCAGGCCTTCGCGGAAGTTGACCCAGCTGTTCTGCGCGCGGGTCTCCATCGTCAGCGCCCAACGGGCCCACATGTTCGGCGTCATCGACATGTGGTTCTTCCAGGCCGCTTCTTCGCCCTTGGGTCCAAACTGCGCAGGGCTCATCGAATGGGCGTAGTAGTCGTGGACGCCGCGCAGCAGATCGTTGAAGAGCAGCGGGTAGCCGTTCACGTCGCGCTCGCCGCTGTCCTTGAGCAGCGGGTGCGCGCTGAAGTCCTGGTTTGGCGGCCCGAACGTGTCGGGCGCCGTGCCGTAGATGTAGAGGTGGTTGTTGTCCAGCAGATCCCGACGCATGTCGGCACTGGACTTGTAGGGCTCGCCCTTGCCGGTGAAGACTTCGAGCTTGACCGGCATCGCACGGAACTGGCGCAGGACTTCTTTGCTCAGCTCCTGGTACGCCTTGCGGACGTTCGGGTTCTTGAGATCGTTCTCGGGCAGCGAGTCGTAGACCCCGGCGATGCGGGTCTGCAGCGCGTCCTGAGCGGGCGTGATGTCCGTCTGCTCAAACGTCTTGACCTTGCCGAGTGCCGGCTCGCCCTTCTTGTTGGTCGTCGGGTTGAGGTAACCCGCTACGCGCTTTGCGGTTTCGTTCGAGACGCCGGTGCCGGCGGGAACGTCACCTCGTACTCGCTCGAATCCGAGCCCTCGGTCACGGTCACCGTAAGTCCAGAGGCGCGCAGGTCCGATATCAACTGTTCGGACATTCTTTCCAAGGGATTGCCGGGCTCGTAGTGCCCGCTCTCGGAACTGGTTGATTGCTTCTTCATTGCTTGGATCTCCAACGTAGTACGCCTCAACAAAGTCGTCGCCGAACGTCAGGCCTGGCAGGCCCGAGTCGGCAATCACTTTGTCGATCTGTTTGCGGTTCAGCCCACGCTCAAGCTCAAAGCGGAAGACGTGCGTGACATAAGAGCCATCGTCAAAGGACGTGCCCACCTTGGCTTTGATGCCGCGGCGGACATGGATCTGCTCCTGGTTGAAATTATCCGCGAACTTGGCCAGCGCGGCCAGCACCGCTGAGCGGTCGTCGTCTGCGAACGACACCGTCATGGACAGGCCGGACTCGACGTAGCCCCCGTAAAGGCCGGTGACGCCGTCCGCCTTGACCCTGGCCGAGGTGCCGGCCAACAGGTGGCGCAGGTTGTCCAGCGCCAGGTCTTGCAGCAGGCGGTGCGCCAGCATGTCGCCTTTGGCGGCCGCCGCCTGGAGCGCGGCGATGCCGGGGATCGAGCTGGTGTTGG